TCCATTACCACCACCTGATGAACCGCTACCAGAAGATATTGAACTGCGTTTATCAGAACTGGTATCTGAAGCTGCAGAAAGAGTATTAGCTGGAAGTAAAGCAGAGGAAAGAGCAGAAGAAATAAACGAAAAACTAGAAGACCCTGTAATACAACAAAGAGAAAAAGAATTAGCTATTAGAGAAGCTGAAGTACAAAGAAAAATGAAAGCAGATGCAGAACGAATAGCACTTGATTTACAGAAAGCAAAAGCTAACGAAGAGATAGAAAAAGAAAGAATAGCATCACAAGAACGAATAGCTGGTGCTAAAATTGGTTATGATGCTGCATCAGATAATGCAAAAATATCTAGCAAAGAACGCATAGAAGGTGCTAAGATAGGCAAAGATATAGCGGAGACTTTATTAGATAAAGAAGATTAATGGCTGCATCAGATACAAATTTTATAGATGCTCTAAGAAAAAAAATTAGAGAACACATGAATGAACACGCTGACCATCTATCAGGTGGTGGGTGCAAAAATTTTGAAGAGTACAGACATTTAACAGGTGTAATTGCTGGACTCGCTATAGTAGAAAGAGATATACTCGACCTACAGGAAATAGCAAATCGTCAACAATGACGCAAGGACCTAGACCTTAATCTAGTGCAAGGAGAAAAATATGACTAAACCTGCAAAGGCTGTTGAAGAAACTAAACAAGTTGAAGAAAGAACAGCAAAACAATTACCAATACCCAAAGGTTATAAAATCTTAATAGCTCTGCCAGAGCCAGAAGAACAAACAAAAGGTGGAATTATTAAAGCTTCACAAACATTACAAGTTGAAGAAGTTGGTTCTATCTGTGGTTTTATTCTTGCTATGGGAGAAGACTGCTATAAAGATAAAAAAAGATTTCCAAATGGTCCTTATTGTAAAGAGGGCGAGTGGATTATTATGCGTTCTTATTCAGGTACTAGATTTAAAGTACATGGAAAAGAATTTCGTTTAATTAATGATGACAGTGTAGAAGCTGTTGTTGAAGACCCTAGAGGTATCGTAAAGGTAATTTAATATGAGTGAAAATACTACAGCAAATCAAGAAGTTACGGAACAAGCACCGCAATCTTCTAAAGAAGAAAAGTTCTTTGGTGTTAAAACCACCTTTGAAAAAGAACCCAAAGTAGAATCTACAGATGAACTTCAAGTAGAAGTTATAGATGATAGACCTGCAGAGGATAGAAGACCACCTAAAGTAAAAACTGCAACTGATGGAGTTGAAGAAGAAATAGATGGTATTAGTGATAAAGTCCAAAAAAGAATTGATAAAATTAAATACGACTATCACGAAGAAAGACGAGCCAAAGAAGCTTCAGAAAAATTAAGAGATGAAGCCGTTGGTTATGCACAAAAAATCCAAGATGAAAATAAAAGACTATCTGCTTTAATTAACAAAGGAGAAGAAGCTTTACTTGGACAAATATCAGCTAAAGCTACTGCAGAACTAGAGCAGGGTAAAGCTGAATTTAAAGAAGCTTATGAAGCTGGTGATACAGATAAAATGTTAGCTGCTAATGAAAAGATTTTATCTGCACAAGTAGATGCAAAAAGTGCTAACGAAAAATTAAACTACTATCAACAGCAAACAGAAGCTAGACAACAACAACTGCAACAACAAAATAATGTTGCACAACAACCACAACCAGTACAACAACACACTCCACCTGACCCAAAGGCAGTAGAGTGGTTGCAAAAAAATACTTGGTTTGGAAATAAAGAACATAAAGACATGACTGGTTATGCTTATGGGCTACATGAAACTCTTATTCAAAATGAGGGCATATATCCTACTAGCGACCAGTATTATCAGGAAGTTGATAAGCGTATGCGACAAAGATTTCCTGAGTTTTTTGGAGAAGAAGAAATACCTGTCGGCAACGAAGAAGTTGTTGAAACTGTGATTTCCAAAAAACCATCGAATGTTGTAGCACCAGCGACAAGAAACAATGGTGCTATGCCACGCAAAGTACAGTTGACAGGAACCCAAGTTGCTCTCGCAAGGCGTTTGGGTTTAACACCAGAACAATATGCCAAACAAGTTGCCAAGGAGGTACAGAATGGCTGATAATGAAAAAGTAATCGAAGAAGATTCAAGAGCTGCAAGAGAAACGGAGACCAGAGAAGTTCAATCAAGAGCTCAATCTTGGGAACCACAATCAAAACTACCTAATCCTAATCCACAAGATGGCTGGGTATTTAGGTGGATAGCTACATCAATATTAGGGCAACCTAATAATGTTAATGTTAGTTCTAAGTTTAGAGAAGGTTGGGAACCTGTGAAAGCAGAAGACCACCCTGAACTACATTTAGTTTGTGATGTGGATTCTGAATGGGCAGATAAAGGTAACATGGAAGTAGGCGGTTTATTGCTTTGTAAAGCTCCTAGAGAGTTAATGGAACAAAGAGATGAATACTACAGAAAAGTTGCTAAAGAACAAATGGACGCCGTTGATAATAACTACTTAAAAGAAAATGACCCTCGTATGCCACTGTTACAACCAGACCGCAAAACGAGGACAACATTTGGCGGCAAATAACTAAATAATTATTTAGCTAGTAGCCCTCTTTTAAAAATTTTAGGAGAATAATATGGCTGCGACAGCAACCCCTATGGGTGCAGAGCCAGTAGGTTGTCTTAGTTCTAATGGTTCTTTCACAGGAAAAGTTAGACATTATAAGATAGCTTCCGGTTACGGCACCGCTATATTCTACGGAGATTTTGTAAAGCTTGTTAGTTCTGGTACTGTCGAAAAAGACACAGGAACCACAGCTTGTACTCCAGTAGGAGTATTTGTAGGTGTGTCATACACTGACCCAAATACAAACCAAAAGACATTCTCACAAACATATCCAGCATCTACAAGTGCAAGTGATATTAGTGCGTATGTCGTTGATGACCCTTTTGTTGAAATGAAAATGCAAAGCGACCAGTCGATTGCACAAACAGGGTTAGGAAATAATGCTGCTGTTGTTCAAACAGCAGGTAGTACAAGTATAGGTCGAAGCAAAAATGCTGTTGATGGCAGTACGATTGCAACAACCAATACTTTGCCAGTTAAAATTATTGAGTTCGTAGAAGGACCTGATAGTGCAGTTGGCGATTCATTCACAGATGTTATTGTTGTCTTTAACGCAGGACATCAATTAACTAATACAACAGGCGTTTAATATAGGAGAATAAAATATGGCTATTTCAAGAGCACAAATGTTAAAAGAACTCCTACCCGGACTTAACGCATTGTTTGGAATGGAGTACGAAAAGTACGAAGATGAGCACACCATGATTTACGAAACTGAAAACTCTGATAGAAGTTTTGAAGAGGAAGTTCAGTTAAGTGGATTTGGTCAAGCAGTTGTTAAAGATGAAGGTGCAGCAATCACTTATGATTCAGCACAAGAAAGCTTTACAGCTAGATACAACCATGAAACCATCGCTTTAGGTTTTGCGATTACAGAAGAAGCAATAGAGGACAACCTTTATGACTCACTTTCTGCTCGTTATACTAAAGCATTAGCAAGAGCTATGGCTTACACTAAGCAAGTCAAAGCTGCTTTCCCACTCAATAATGGGTTTACAAATTCTTTCCAATCTGGAGACGGAGTAAACTTATTTACTGCTAGTGGTGATGGTGTTACTGGTGGGGACGGACACCCATTAGTAGATGGTAGTAAAAACTCTAATAGACCTTCTACTGCGGCAGACCTTAATGAAACATCTTTAGAAGATGCTGTTATTAATATCGGCAACTTTAAAGACCAAAGAGGTTTGAAAATAGCAGCTAGACCAAAAAGACTAATTGTTCCTTCTGCTCTGCAGTTTACAGCAACTAGACTTTTAGAGTCGCAATTTAGAGTAGGTACATCTGATAATGATATTAATGCTATATCTTCTAATGGTGCTATACCAGAAGGATATATGATTAACCATTATCTTACTGATACTAATGCTTTCTTCATCATCACTGATGTTCCTAACGGCATGAAACATTTCAATAGAACCGGAATGGAAACATCTATGGACGGAGATTTTGACACCGGAAATGTCAGATACAAAGCTAGAGAAAGATACTCATTTGGAGTATCAGACCCGCTTGGTATTTACGGCTCACCGGGTTCAAGCTAGAACTTTATGGGGAGCCTTGTGCTCCCCTTTTTTCGTAACTAGGGATATTATTAATTGTCTATCAACTGCCCTAGCAGACTTTGCCAAGATGATAGATATTTTCTTTTAGGAGAAAGACATGGCTAATTCAACCTTTAATGGACCAGTCAGGTCCGAAAATGGCTTCACAGTTATTTCAAAAAATTCAACAACAGGTGCTATTACTACTGAATTTACTTTAGATGGTGATGGTATGAAAGTTACACCTATAGCTTTAACTGATGCAGATACAACACTAACAGCAACAGCTAATGGTGGTCGTATTAATGTAGTTCCAGCTATTACAGGTAATAGAACTCTTACATTACCAAGTCCTTCCGCTGGTGTTTACTTTAAATTTATTTATGGTGGTGCAGCAGAAGAAACAGAAAACCTTATCATTGATACAGGTTCAGATACTAATTTCTTTTTAGGTGGTATTGTGCATTTAGATTCTAATGCAGATAATGTTTCTGTTTACGCTGATGGTAACTCAAACTCTATATTAACACTTACAGACTTTGGTTTGTTTGAAATTAATATATTAGCTAAAGATAGTACTAACTGGTATATCTGGGGTAACCAAGAAGGTGAAGATGCTCCAGCATTTACTGACCAATCTTAATAGGAGTAAATTATGGCTGATGCAGTAACCTCACAAACTATAATTGATGGCGATAAAATCGCTGTTATGAAGTTTACTAATGTTAGTGATGGCACTGGTGAATCAGCAGTAAAAAAAGTTGATGTGTCTGCCTTAAACTCAAACAGTTTAGGGCAGTCATGTTCTTCAGTTTCAGTAGCAAGAATATATTGGGCTTGTAGAGGTATGGGCGTAAATATAGAATTTGATGCAAGTACTAATGTATTAATTACAGGATTGCCTACTGATAGCACTGGAGATGAATACTATGATTTATTTTCTGGTATTCCAAATAATGCAGGTTCAGGTAAAACTGGCGACATTGACTTTACTACTGTTAGTCATTCAAGCGGTGATACATACTCTATAATATTAGTATTAAATAAAATTTACGAATAGGTGAAACTATGACAATTAAAAAAGAAGAGAATGGGCACTTTGAAAATGGCGACCCAGCTTTTGTTATATGGAATGGTGAAGAATTTGTAGCCGGACCATTAAGAGAAAAAGAAGCTGATGCTATGCTTAAAGAACTCAAACCAAAAAAGAAACCAGCTGCAAAAAAACCAGCTAAAAAACCAAAGGTGAAGAAATGAAAAAATCAAAATATAAATCTATGAAAGGTGGTAAGTCCACTAAATACAAATCAATGAGAGGTGGTAGACAAGCTAAAGTTAGTACGCCACAAACTTTCAATGAAATTGTTAAAAAGAAAATAGGCGGTAAACTTTAATGGCTACACCAGAATCTAAAGGCTTTCATAAAAAGAAAAAACCTAGTTTGAAAGAAATGATTATTCAAAGCTTTAAACAAGAATTTGGTGTACTACCTTATCAAAAAGCTATAGCAAAAAAAATTGGTGAACAAGATGCTAAAAAATTTGCAGCAGCAAGAAGAGCTGAAAAAATTGGTAAGCAAGATGTTCAATCATTTCAAGAAGCTATTAAAAAGAAAGCAGGTGGTAGGCTGTAATAAATGAGCCGTTCCTCCAAAGATTCTCGTTTAAAGAGAGCAGGTGTTAGTGGGTACAACAAACCAAAGCGTACCCCTAACCACCCTAAAAAATCTCATATAGTTGTTGCAAAAGAAGGCAGCAAGATAAAAACTATTAGGTTTGGCGAGAAAGGTGCTAAGACTGCAGGTAAACCTAAAAAGGGTGAGTCTCGTAGAATGAAAATGAAAAGAAAGTCTTTTAAAGCTAGACATAGAAAAAATATTAGAAAAGGTAAAATGTCAGCTGCATACTGGGCAGATAAAGTAAAATGGTAATGTCCAGAACTGCGTTTAGACAAAGCACTTTAAAAGCACCGTCATCTAAAAAAAATAAACTTATAAATAATGCGAAGCAAAAAAGACCCAAAAGTAGGAACAGGAAAAAAACCTAAAGGCTCTGGTCGTAGGTTATACACTGACGAAAATCCTAAAGACACAGTTAGTATTAAGTTTGCTACACCTGCAGATGCTAGAGCAACTGTAGCTAAAGTTAAAAGAATTAAAAAACCATTTGCTCGTAAAATTCAAATACTTACAGTAGGAGAACAAAGGTCAAAGGTTATGGGTAAAAAACAAGTAGCAAATATATTTAAAAAAGGTAAAGAAGCAATAAGGAAATTACATGGTAAAACAAAGACTTAGAAGCACATTAGAAAACGGAAGCTATAAAAAAGGTGGTAAAACTAAAAGCAGAGTTAATGAAGCTGGTAATTATACTAAACCTAGTTTGCGTAAAAAAATATTTAGCAGAATAAAAGCTGGAACTAAAGGTGGTAAAGCTGGTCAATGGTCAGCTCGTAAAGCACAAATGTTAGCTAAAGCTTATAAAAAAGCTGGTGGTGGTTATAAATAATGTACCCTATTTATAATAAATTTTATTATAAACCTTTACCTGATTGCATAGAAGTAAAAAAAAGTTCAATAGAAGGTTTTGGTTTGTTTGCAATTAAAGATATAAATAAAGAGTTTGATATAGGTATGTCGCATATTAAAGTACCAATAATATGTGGTTATATTAGAACATCTATAGGTGGTTTTTTAAATCATTCTGAAAATGCAAATTGTGAACTTTCGTTAGAATTAGATTGGGACGATTACAAAACATTTAATGTTTATACAACAAGAAAAATTAAAACAGGAGAAGAACTTACACTAAACTATCATACAGATAATTTAATATATGCAAACTAAATTATGCCTTATTTAATTAGTAATATACCCCATTTTAAATGTTGGGTAAGAAAAGAGTTTACTGCTAATCACGAACAATATCATGGAGAATATTTACACGCCATAGCAATAGCAGTTAATACTATTCCTGATAGGTCTTTATCTTTTCAAGTTGTATTTACAGGTATTGATGAAGAAGATAATGTTCATGGTGGAGCTATGTGGGCTCGTATGCCTATACAAGCTTTAATAGCAGACATACCTTGTGATACTTGGGGCGAACCAATGGAAGACCATTTAGCACAACCTTGGGATTGTGAAGCAAGAAATCACTCTGTTGTAGTAATAGATAGGGTAAGTTCTAGTCCTTGGATAGCAAAAATTGATAATAATTTTTATCGTGCTAAATATATGTTTACTGTAGATTACACAGGTAATTCAATAGCTGATTGTCCTGCACAACATAAACAATCTCATGTGTTATACATTACAGAAGATTGTAAATGGAAAGGTAATTTTGTTGCACTTCCTAATAATAGAGTAAGAGCCACAAGTCCTGCATTGTGGGTTACAGGTGAAGGACCACCAGATTTTTCACCATCACAATATTTACATTCTGCAGAAGGACACGAAAGTTATTTAAGTCCTGAAATAACATTTAATAATTTATATAGCGAAGGATTTAACGAGGAAGAATAATGCCATTAAAAAAATCACAAAGGTCTTTAAAAGATTGGGGCAAACAAAAATGGCGTACTTCAGATGGAAAACCAAGTAAAGGAAAAAAAAGATACTTACCTGACAAAGCATGGAAAGCTTTAAGTAAATCTGAAAAAGCAGCTACTAATAGAGCTAAAGCAAAAGGAAATAGAAAAGGTAAACAGTTTGTAAAACAACCTAAAAAGATAGCAAAGAAAACAGCAAGGTATAGATAATGGCAACAAGTGGAACAACTACATTTAACTTAGATTTAAGTGATATTATTGAAGAAGCATATGAGTTATGTGGACTTGAATTGCGTTCAGGCTATGAGTATAAAACAGCTAGAAGAGCTTTAGATTTATTATTTCTTGAATGGCAAAATAGAGGTTTAAATTTATTTAGTGTAGAAGAAGGCACACAAACATTAACAGAAGGTACATCAAGTTATACATTAGATAGTAATGTACTAGATATAATAGAAGCTTTTATAAGAACAGATGCTAGTGATGTAAACAAACAAGTTGACCAAACACTTAGAAGAATATCTGTAAGTGAATATGCACATATAGCTAATAAATTAAATAAAGGAAAACCAAGTTTATTTTATTTTGATAGAAACATAAGCACACCAGCAATTAAATTGTGGTCATCTCCAGATGGTAATGAAACATATACATTAGTATATTTTTATGTAAAAAAAATAGAAGATACAGGTAATGTTGCAACTAATAATACTGCTGTGCCTACAAGATATTTACCATGTATGACTTATGGTTTGGCATATAATATTGCTTGTAAAAACAATGATGCTTTACAAAAAGTACCAATGATAAAACAAAAGTATGAAGAATTATGGAATGATGTTAGTGATGCAGATAGAGAAAGAGCATCAGTAAGATTTGTTCCTTTTAACAATCACATTTAGTTATGGCATACGCAGCAGGAAAAAAAGCTTTAGGCATTTGTGATAGATGTGGATTTACTTATAAGTTAAACGAACTTAGGTATGAAACAGAAAACAAAGTTAGAAATGGTTTAAGAGTTTGTCATACTTGTTATGACCCAGACCAACCACAACTAGATGTAAACCTTATATCAACTATAGACCCGCAAACTTTATATGATGCAAGAGTTGATACTGGTGAAGCAGATTCAAGAGAGTTATTTGGTTTTGACCCTGTAACTGGAACTGGATTAATAATGCGTGGTGCAATAGGTAAAGTAACAATAACAACAGGATAATATGACATATTCAGAATTAAAAAGTTTAATACAGGATTATTTGCAAAATACAGAAACAAGTTTTGTTTCTAATATTAATAATGTAATTAAACAAGCAGAAGAAAGAATATTAAAAACAGTAAAGCTTCCTGTATTTAGAAAAAATGTTTCTGGTAATTTAAGTTCTGGTAGTGAATACTTAGCTACCCCAACAGATTTTTTAGATAATTTTTCTTTATCTATTACAAATTCTAGCGAACAATCTTTTTTATTATTTAAAGATGTAAACTTTATTAGAGAAGCTTATCCTAATGCATCAACAACTGGTATTCCAAAACACTATGCTTTGTTTGATGATTCAACTTTTATAGTTGGACCAACACCTAATGCAGCTTTTACAGTAGAGTTACATTACTTTTATAGACCAGCATCTATAACAGCAGGTGCAGATAGCGGTACGACATGGTTATCTACAAATGCTAGAAATGCTTTACTATATGCTTCTTTAATAGAGGGATATATGTATATGAAAGGAGATATGGATTTAATGAATCAATATGAAAAAAGATACATGGAATCTATATCCAGATTAAAAACTTTAGGTGAAGGAGATAATACTGTGGATACTTATAGAGATGATGTTGTAAGGGTACAAAGAACATAATGTTTAGTGTAGATGTAAAAACAACTATAGGTGATATAGCAGTTAAAACTACTAACAATAAAGGTTTAAGTCCTGAATATTGGACTGAAAGAATAATAGATAGACTTATTAGTATTAGTGATAATGCAGACCCTATGGTTAAAGCACAGGCAGAAGCATTTAAAGATAATATGACACAAGTTGTTTTATTATATATGAAACAAGCTATAGCTAGTGATAGAGCTACTGTAGCAGGGTTATTACAAAAACAAGGTCATAAAGATATGGCTGATATTATAAGGAGACTTTAATGGCGATTTCACAAGCTATGTGTACCTCATTTAAAAAAGAATTATTAGAGGGTGTACACAATTTTAAAAATAGTGGTGGTAGTACTTTTCAACTAG